GTACCGGGCGCTGCAGGATTCAGGGCTGGATGTTAAATTCATGACTAGCGACATGGCCGACCCGTATGCGGCATCGCCGTCGCTGGGCTACAAGGACATCGTAGAGAACGGGCGACTGTGGGTGTTCCCGACAGAATTGGGGCATGGGTCCGACGAGGCGTTCGACACCCTGGGGAACCCCCTGCTGAAGCGCGTGGGCCGCGTGGGAGACAAGAGCGACGCCGTGGCAAACGATGCGTTTCGCGTGGTCCATGACGTGTTCGGTCACTTCGCCCCGGGGAACCCGTTTTTTCGAGCGCCTGGGGAAGAGCGCGCGTTCCTGGAGCATGCGGGGATGTATAGCGACGAGGCGCGCGGGGCGATGGCGTCGGAGACCAGGGGCCAAAATTCCTGGGTGAATTACGGGCCCCATGGCGAAGCCAACCGGACGGCCAGCGGCGCGGACACGGTGTTCGCCGATCAGAAGGTAGGCCTGATGCCGCGTTGGGCGTCGAAGGTCAACTTGCCGATGCTGGGCGGGATGGTGATTGCGCCCGCTGCTGCCCTGGCGGCGGCGCGCGTGATGCTTGGCGATGAAGGCGACCAGCCCCCACGACGGGGATTGGCGGAGGGCGGAAGGGTGCCAGACTATCTGCCAATGCCAGAGGAATTTTCGGAGCCGTTCCTGGGTGAGAGCGGCGAGGCTATCAGGTATCGCAGGCCAGACGATCCTTCAGTCGTGAGATATTTGCCGCAGACGCCCGCCACGCCAAAAACCGCGTCGTATATAAAATCACCCCAGCTACCAATCGACATCGACGCCGCCGTGCGCGCGTCCGTCATGCCGTCCCCGTCCGATCCGAATTATCTGTCCGTCCGTGCCGCGCCTATGCCGACGGCGAGGGCCGCGCCAGCCACTGCACGAGAAGCGCTGACGTCCGCCCTGTCCGGCCTCCCCGGGAACGCGGCACAGACCATTGCTGGCGGCCCTGGATCCGAACTGCCCATGGACCTGGGCATGGTTGATATAGCGCCGTTCGCTGGCGGCGTGGCGATGGGCGACGACTGGCAGGCCAACCCTGACTACATCAACAGCCTCGGGGTGGCGATGACCGCCGTGGGCGCGCCCGGTATCGTTGCCAAGGGTGCGAAGCGCGCACTGCGGTCTGGGGCGAAATTGGTCGACGACGTGCTGAACCCGTCGATCGTCGACGACATCGCGCGCACGCCAAAACCAAAGCGATCAAAGGGGGCTAAGACTTCGACTCGATCTGTCGGACGGGGCATCGCGGATCAGACAGATAAAATTCCTGGAGAGGTCAGCCAGTTGCGTGGCATGACAAACGAGCAACTTGCGGAATATCGGCGAGGCGGCCTGCTGCCGCACCTGCGCGTGCCTGTAGACAGTATTGCGTTTAACACTCCGCAGAAGCCTCTTCTGGTTAAGGACATGACCCAGGCCAATGCAGAGCGGCAGACCGAGGGCCTGTCGGTGCTTGAAATGGATCACGCCGACGCGGTTTATAGCGAGGATGCTTGGAAGATTTTTGAGCGCCGCATGAACGGAACGCATGATGCCAAGAAGGTTCCAATTGATGATGCGGTTGCGCCGCCATTCAATCTGATCAAGAAGCTCCAGAACCCGAAGGCATTGGAGGACGAGATCGCGTCCCTGACCCCGGCCCAGCAGCAGATGGCAAACGAGGGCCTGGAGATCAGCCGTAAATTCGGTGACGAGTACCGGGCGGGGAATGTTACGCCAGATGTGACGGGTGAATTGTTCTTGTGGTCTTATCTTTCTCGGATGCAGTCGGCGTTCCCGCAGGAAGCAGCATTTCTGGACGCCGTGGGAGAGGGGGTCGCGCCGTACATAGCCGCAGCCTATAGAGGCGAGTTCGATGACGCGGTGCTTGAGAGCTATCTGAACTGGGCCAAAACAGTGTTTCCTGAGGGTGTGCCCGGCCGATCAAACACGTCTAACCTGAACAGCTTTGGATCTCATTTTCTCAAGAAAATGAGCGAGCCGACAGCGTCTGGAGAATCTAAACTCGCGCGCTTGCACGACATGATGTCGAACCCTGAAATGAGTGGTCCAGAAATCCGCCGACAGTTTTATTCGATGGTGGAGAAGCCGGGAATCGACAATAAGGTTCTCAGTTTCACGCTGTTGGTGTCAGGCCGTCCTGACATGATGGTCATGGATCGGATCCAAATTCGGAATGCATGGGATGACGGGCGCTATAATGGCGAGAACATATACGACGGGTTTTCAGACGCGGCTGGTGCGCCAGCAACAGGATCTGGGTTGCAGGCGGAGCTATCTGGACCGAAGGGGTTGGCCCGATACGAGGCCATCGAGCGGGGCCTGAATGATGTGCTGCCTGGAGTGTATGAGCGCCTAGGACGCCCCGGCGAAGGGTCGGTTGGTCGTTATCACTGGGAGAGTTGGGTCGGGGCCTCGAACCAAGAGGTCGGCCACGGATCACTGGATGTGATGCTGAATAAAATCGCCGGGAAAAACGCGCCTGAAGCCGACGTGCCATCCAGGGAGGGGCGCTTCCATCAATACGAATACGGCGCTGAATACCTGAGGCCGCCGGGACGTCGCGGGGTTTACAAATACAAAACATCTGACGGGACGCCGTATTATTTCGACCCGGTTGATTTCAAAAAGATGATCTCGGATATTAGGAGCGACAAGGACAGATCCAAGCCCAAGTTCGGAGTTGTCCCGAAGGGGTTCAAGATCAGTCAGGCTGACAGGGCATTCTATGAGATGCCGGGAGTTGATCGCGAAGCCCTGGACAAGCTCATAAAGGAACGAGGCCGTGCTAGACCGTAAGTCAGCCAGACAAATGATGGCTCGTGCTATGCATCTCGGCGGCGGGAGCATGCTGAACGAGGAGCCACCGGGCGATCAAATCGGACAGCAAACTCACGAAGGAGGATCCCGTCTAGGCGTACCTCACAAACGCCCGATGGCAGAAAACGATACTACCAGAAAGCGCGTGGCCACGCAACTTTACCTTCCATCACCACGGTTTAGGGATATCTAATCATGGCGCTGGAACAAGAGTTCGACGTCGGGTCGCCGACGAACATCGTCCCCATCGACGAGATGACGGACGAAGACGCCCTCCTCATGGCCGAGATCGAGGAGGTCGACGGCGACCCCGCCGATGAGGGCCCCGCGCCGGAGATGCAGGAGTTCGAGGTCAATCTCGTGCCGTTCATGGACGAGGGCGACCTGGGCCGGTTGGCCGAGAAGCTGATCGAGGCCGCCGAGCGCGACAAGGAATCCACGACAAAGCGCGACGAGCAGTACGCCGAGGGCGTGCGCCGATCCGGCCTGGGCAAGGACGCGCCGGGCGGGCCTGCGTTTGAGGGCGCGAGCGAGGTCGTGCATCCGCTGATTGCCGAGGCCTGCGTCGATTTCGGCGCGATGATGATGAAGGAGCTGTTCCCGCCGGACGGTCCCGTCAAGGTCAAGATGATCGACGACGTGACCGAGGAACGCTCCGAGGCCGCTGACCGCAAGAAAAAGCATCTCAACTATCAGATCACGACCCAGTCGCCCGGGTTCATCGACGCGCACGAGCAGATGGCGATTCAACTCGGCCTGGGCGGGTCGCAGTACATCATCCACTATTGGGAGAACGGCGGCCCCCGGTGCGAGTTCGTCCCGGTGGACCGGGTGTGGCTGCCATATTCCGCGTCCAGTTTCAGGGCCGCGCGTCGGCGGACGATCGTCTGGGATCTGAGCGCGTCGGTCGTCAAGGAGCGGATCCGAGGCGGCATGTACGCCGACGTGATCGACCCCGATGTCGCGCCGTCCTCTGAGCCCACCGATTCAAAGTCGCAGCAGGCGCAAGACAAGGTCCAGGGGGTCCAGCCGTCCGGCAACAACGAGGACGGCGAGCGTCGCATCTATCAGATGTATGTCTGGCATGATTTCGAGGGGCTGGACCCGCTCGCGACCGACGAGGAGACCGGCGAAAGCGTCGGCGACATCCCGTACATCATCGCGGTCGACGTCCTCGAACGGAAGATCCTCGCGATTTACCGGAACTGGGACAAGGAGAAGGTGTCCCAGTTCGGTGACGTTGAGGAGGTCCATTGGGTCGTCGACTGGAACTTCATTCCGTGGAAAGGCCCGTATGCGGTCGGGTTCCCGCACCTGATCGGGTCGATTTCGGCGGCGCTCACCGGCGCGCTGCGAAGCCTGCTGAATAGCGCGCACATCGCGAACTTCCCGGGTCTGGTCCGCTTGAAGGGCGGGCGCAACAGCGGCGACACCGAACGCATCAACCCGACGGAGAACGTCGAGGTATCGACCACGGGTGGCGCGGACGATATTCGCAAGCTGGCGATGCCGCTCCCGTACCCGCAGCCCAACACGGTGCTGTTTTCCCTCCTCGGGTTCCTGACTGACCTCGGCAAGGGCGTCGTGACGACGTCGGAGGAGAAGATTGCCGAGGCGGGCAACAACATGCCGGTCGGCACCGCGATGGCCCTGCTTGAGAGCGGGTCGAAAGTGACGTCGTCGATCATGGGGCGCATGCACCGGTCGATGGCGGCCACGCTGTCCATCCTGGCGCGGATGAACCGCGACTACCTCGACGAGGAGCGCGCCTACGGCGAGACCGGCCTCGACATCGCGCGGCGGGCCGACTACGAGGGCCCGACCGATATTCAGCCGGTGTCGGATCCGAACATATTCAGCGAGACGCAACGCCTGATCGTGATGCAGGAGACTGTCCGCGTCGCGAAGGAGATGTTCCCGGAATTGAATTGGGACTGGGACGCCATGGCGCGTCGGTTCCTATCCCACCTGAAGACGCCGAACGCCGAGGAACTGCTGCCGCGCAAGCCGAAGCCGCAGCCGACGGATCCAGTCCAGGAGAACGTGGCGCTGGCCCTCGGTGAGATGCAGCAGGCGTTCCCGGATCAGATTCACGAGGCGCACCTGCGCGTGCATCTATCGTTCCTGGCGAATCCGCTGTTCGGCGGGTCGAAGATGTTCGCGGGCAAGCTGATCCCGGGCATGCTGGAACACGTCAAGGACCACCTGCTGATGTGGTACGAGGCGACGATGAAGGCCGCGATGACCGCGATGACCGGGTTCCCGCCGGAGGTCATGGCCGAGGCGACGCAGGGCACGGACCAACTCGCGGCAACGCAAGCGCAGGTACACCCGAAGTTCGACGAGATGGCCGCCCAGCAGGGGCAGATCGTTCTGCCGGTCGTCGAAGCCGCCATGAACCTGCTGGAGCAGGTCAGCCCGTCGGATGGAACCGAGATCATTCAGGCGCAGGCCCAGGCCGCGCTGCAAGACGTCGAGAGCAAGGACCGCGAGCGCCAGGGGAAACTGGCTCTGCAGGACCGCGAGAACGAACGCAAGGCCGCCGAGCGCGCGGAAGAGGCCGCGCAACGGGCCGAGGTCGAGGAAGCGAAAGTCGACCAGAAAGACGAGGAACTGGATTTGCGGGCCGAGGAGGCGGCGATCCGAGCGGATCAGGCCGATGAGGACCGCGAAAGCCGCGAGGCAGTCGAGATGGAGAAACTCGACGTCGCTGTCGAATTGAACGACGACGACAACCGCACGGCGTTGGAAATTGCGCGCATGCGCGATCGGGGGGGCAACCCGGGCAACTTGAAGGACGGATCGTCCTTTAGCACGCGACAGCCTGGGGATTAATTTGAACAGAGACCTATTGGATCTTCTTCGATCCCAGGTTGCCGACGCACTTCGTGACCGGGAAGAGGGCCTGCACAGGCGCTACGACCGAGACAATCACGAAGTGAAGGTCGGGTTCTGCCAGGGCCTGCATTGGGTGCTTGAGCAGATGGACAACTTGGAGAACGAAGACAATGAGCGACGCGACAACTTCTAGGAAAATGCGAGGCGTCCGCCTGGGCGGAGGCAAGAAGGTGTCGGAGGCCGTGCTCAAAGAGCATTTCCCCGATATCGACCCCGGCGTGACCGTGTTCGGCGATCGCGTTCTCGTGCAACTCGCCCTGCCGAAAGCGCAGACATCGGGCGGCATTTTCAAGCCGGACGAAACCCAGGAACTGGATAAGTGGCGGGCTCAACTCGGCAAGATCGTCCACATGGGCCCGGTCGCCTACAAGGACCGGAAGACCATGGATGACTGGCCGGAGGGTGCGTGGGTCGCTGTGGGCGATTACGTGCGCGTGCCGCAATACGGCGGCGATAAGTGGGAGATCAAGCGAAACGGCACGTCGGCGCTGTTTGTGATCTTCCAGGACACTGACGTGATCGGGACGGTGCATGGCAACCCGCTCGACCACATGACTGAATAGGGAGGCTGCAGCATGGCCGGAAATCAGACTTTTTTGGTGGGCGGGCTCGACGACGTCGGCGCGGGTGATGACGAGGATCTGGTCCCCCTGAACGAGGATGGCGATGATACCGTCGAAGCGGCAGCCGGTAACGATGACGATGACGATGACGTCGATGATCTATTCGGCGACGACGACGACCCGAAACAACTGCGTAGTGATGATGATCTCGCTGACGACATTGACGACGTCGACGAGGGATTCCAGGACCGCGACCCCGGTAAGAAAGGGGCAAAAGGCGAGGAGACGGCGGAAGAAAAGCGCGAGCGTCGCCGCGCGGAACGGCAGCGCAAAAAGGAGCGACGCGACGCCGCCAAGGAGAGCCAGCAACGCCTGATCGATCAGCAGGCGCGTCAACTCGCCGAGACAAACGCCCGGCTGTACAACCTGGAGAACCGCGCCGGATCCGCCGACATGGCGCGACTCGACGAGGCGATTGTTATTGCGGAGAAAAACAAGCGTATCGCTCTCCAGCGCCAAGAGGCGGCCCGCGACGAGGGGGATCTGGGAGCCGCCGCGCAGGCGCAGGATGAGTGGGCTGATTTCCGCGATCAGGAGCGGCAACTCAAGGCCTACAAGTGGCAGGTCACGAAGGGCGCTGGGCGGCCTAGTGCGCCGAAGGTCGACGAGGCGGTCCGGCGTCATGCCGAGGCGTTCATGGAGGAAAACAAATCCTGGTACACGGTCGGCGGGCAGGACGAGGACAGCCTGATCGTGGACGCGCTCGATACGGCCCTCACCAACAAGGGGTTCGACCCGTCTCAGAAGGAATACTGGGACGAGCTTCGTTCACGCGCGAGCAGAGCCCTGCCGGATAGGTTCCCGGCGGGTCGGCGTGGCGGCGATCTGGATGATGACGGACCGGCGAAACCCGCGCCGCGTCCGAGGGGCAACAGGGGTCGGAGGTCTCCAAACGCTGGCGGAGGCGGTGACGACCGAGGTGTCGGAAGCGGGGCTGATGACATCAACGGCATCCCCCGAGAGTACATTAACCACCTGAAAGACCTCGGAATGTGGGACGAACCCGAGAAGCGCAAAGAGATGATTCAACGCTACCGTCAGAGCGCCGCTGGCGCGACGGGTTGACAGGGAGACTAAAAATGAGCGAACCTAAGACGCAAGCGATCGGGCCGATCTTCGATGATGAGGACGGCCTGCCACCGCAACAGCGCGCGACCGGCGGCGGAGATGAGGATTTAACACCCCTCAACGAGAAGCCGAAGAGCGGAAGGCGCGCGATGCGGCGAGAGCGAACCGACGACGACCCCCGGTCGTCCCGTAGGGCGGGAAAACGAGGTGGGGATGATCCAAGGGCGACCCGTGACGATAACACTGGGACGCTGATCACCCCGATGAACTTCGACATTCTGCCGGAACCCCCAAAGATCGACGGATGGCACCTGTGCTGGTTGAGTACAACCAACGTGCAGGACTCCATCCAGAACCGAATGCGGATGGGCTACGAATTGGTCACTGCCGACGAGGTCGGCCCCGACTTTGAGTTTGGGAAGGTCAAGGAAGGTCAGTTCGCGAACGGCGTGCAGATCCGGGAGATGGTCCTGTTCAAGATTCCGCAGGACATCTACGAGGCTTACATGATGCATGTGCATCACAACGAGCCGATTGGTACCGAGCAAGCCATCCGCCAGGATGTCGGGGCCATGGAGGATCAGCTAACCGAGTATGGTTCGAACGTGATGGTGGGTGCGGCGATCAGGGAACTGGGCAAGGTGCCCAAGAAACCGACGTTTGAAACCTAGGGAGACCCCACCATGGCTGATACAGCCGCTCCTTTCGGTTTCCGCCCCGTGCGGACCGAATCGGGTCGTCCCGTCCAGCATGAGATCATTAAAGGTGGTCTCGCTTCTGGTTACGGCACGACAATTTACTGCAACCAACCGATCGAGATGGGCACCGCTGGCCTGATCGTCCCGGCGACCGCCGGTAACCGCATTCTCGGCGTCTTCGCCGGGTGCGAGTATACCGACGCTCAGGGTCGTCAGGTCGTCAGCGCGCACTGGCCCGCCTCGACCACGACCAAGGCCAACACGGACATTTATTGTTACGTGTACACGGATCAGTCGATCATCTACGAGTGTGAGTGCGACGGAAGTCTCGCCCAGACCGCGATCGGCGATCAGGCTGACCATTCGAACGCCACGAACGGTTCGACCGACACCGGTCTGTCGTCCTGCACGCTGTCCGCCTCTCTTGTGGGCGCGGGCAACAACGCGGGCTTCCGCGTCGTGGATCTCTCCAACGATGTGAACGAGGACTGGGGTAACACCTACACCCGCGTTTACGTGCGGATCAGCGAGCATACCTATACCGCTGATCGTGCCGCGATTTAATGGGGAGATGATCAATGGCAACCCCGATGACATCCACTCGGTTCAAGTCCATCGTTGAACCGATCATGAACGAGGCCTTCGACGGCATTTATTCCCAACGCGGGGATGAGTGGAAGGCGGTGTTCAAGCAGTTCCGAGGCACGCCCCGGAATTACCATGAAGAGCCCGTGATGTACGGTTTCGGATCGGCCCCCGAGTTGCCTGACGGCACTCCGGTGACCTACGATGCCGGTGGCGTGCTCTTCCTCGCGCGGTACGTCTACCGGGTCTACGGCCTCGCATTCGCTCTGACGCGCGTGCTGGTCGAAGACGGGGATCATATCTCCATCGGTCGGACGTTCTCGGAGCATCTCTCTCAGTCGATGATTGAGACCAAGGAGACGCTCTGCGCGAACATCCTGAACCGAGCGTTCAACAGTTCCTACGTCGGCGGCGACGGTGTGTCCCTCGTGAACACCGCGCATCCGATTAAGAACTCCAACTTCAGCAATCAACTGGCGACGGCGGCGAACCTCTCGCAGACGTCGGTGGAGCAGATGCTGATCCAGATCCGAAAGGCCGTTAACAACAACGGCCTGAAGATCCGGTTGGTGCCGGAGCAGTTGATCGTCAGCCCTGACAATATGTTCCAGGCGGAGACCATCCTCAAGACGGCTCTGCGCCCGGGCACGGCGGACAACGACATCAACCCCGTTCGGTCGATGGGACTGCTCCGCAAGGGCGCGACCACGCTCACCCGCCTGACGTCGTCCACGGCTTGGTGGATCCAGACCGACGCCCCCAAGGGCCTGCGTCTGGCCATGCGCCGTCCGATGGACAAGTCGATGGAAGGTGATTTCGAAACCGACTCCATGCGCTATAAATGCACGGAACGGTACATCCCCGGATGGACCGACCCGCGCTGCGTGTGGGGTACTGCGGGCGTCTAGCTCGGAGACCGTTCAACGGGGGCGGCGGTGGCCGCCCCCTAGCAAGGGAGGTCAGATATGACCCACCATAAAGACGGCCTTCAGATCGGTGGCGCTTACTACGGTCGAAGCATCCTCGGCTCCAGCAACCCGGCGGGTCGACACGACCTGGGCGTCCAGGTTCATGACGAATCCGCTGTGGCGGTGGTCGTGCAACTCGGCGCTCCGGCCACGCTGGACGCGGACGGTGTGGTGGACGGGGCCTACACCACGGCGACAGCCGGGGGGAGCTTCACTCTCAACGGGGCGTTGGTCTCGACGAGTGTGGCGACGTTCGACGTTCCTCGGGCGGTGTCCATCACCGCGACGGCGGACAATTCGAGCGTGACGTTCACCATCAGCGGCACCGACAAGTACGGCGAAGCCCTCTCCGAGGACATCGTCGGTCCGACCGGCACCGTAAACGGGCAGAAGGCGTTTCTGACTGTGTCGGGTGCCAGTTCGAATCTCGCCACGACGACGGCGGGCGATGCCATCAACATCGGCACCGCTGACATTCTCGGCCTGCCGTACCTGCTTGACGATCTGGGCAAGTGCGCGGGCCATACCGAAAACGGTCTGTCCGTCACGGGCGGAACCCTCGTGGTGGGGGTGACAACCGCCGCCACCGCGACCAAGGGCGACACTCGCGGCACGATTGATCCGCAGACGACCATGAATGGGTCGACATACGTCACTCTGACGATGATCGTCGACGCATCCGCGAAGGAAACGCTGTATGGCGTCGACCAAGCCTAAACCGGCGAAGAGCCGGAAGACGAGTAAAGCCGCCCCTGAGAAATCGGGGGCGGTTGCTCTGTCCAAACCCAAGCCCGTGTGCATCGTGGCGATGGGCAATTCGCATATCAGCTACATGCACATGAATTTGCTGGATGGCAACCGACCGATGATCGCGGATCACGAGATCTGGGGGATCAATACGATGTCGACGGTGATCCGCTGCGACCGTGCGTTCCATATCGACCCGCTCGGCGACTACATCGACGGGTTCACTATCCCCAAGGGGAGCATGTCCGGCTACCACGAAACCCCCGACGACGTGGTCATAGATCCCGACCCGGTGATGGCGAAGCGATACCAGGAACTGGGCGTTCCAATTTACACCGGCGTGCCTGATCCCCGGTTCCCCACCAGCGTGGCGTTCCCGCTCGAAGAGGTTCTCGGGATGGTGTCCCTGCCGTATCTGAACAGCACGGTGGCATATGCCGTGGCGCTCGCGGTCTATGAGAAGCGCCCCGAGATCTGGATGTTCGGCTGCGACTACGCCTACCCGAAGCAGAATGCTGGAGAGGCTGGCCGGGCCTGTACCGAATACTGGCTGGGGTTCGCGTCGGCCAAAGGCATCAAGGTCGTGACGGCGGGACGTTGCGTCCTGCTCGACAGTTGGAGCGACCGCCGCGAGCTGTACGGCTACGGCGGCAAGACCATCGAGGAGATTCGCGGCGGAGACGCGTGATGGATTACGGCTCGATTGCTAACTACGCCTCGACTGAAGGGACCGCGACCACTACGGCGGCAACGATCACGTTCCCGTGGAGGTCTCTCAAAATCATGGTGATGAACGACAGCGGCAACGCTGATTTGTTGCTGAAGCTGACGCCGAACCACGCCGAGACGATCACCCTGAAGGCGGGTGAATCGTTTCAGATCGAAAATTACTCGACCAAAGAGATCTCGCTCCAGGTGGGCTCGGGGGCGGCCGCGTACAGGGTATGGGCGTTCGGATAATGCTGGAATTTTCACAACCTCGGACAAATCCAACCTCGCTCGACGCGTTCGCGCGCGTCCGCACAAGCAATCCGGTGACGCTGTTCGACAGTCAGTCGCAGTACGACACCCTGTCGAACGTCGTGTTCTACGAGAAGACCGTCGGGGCGGCGTCGGTAACGCATCTGCCCAATGAGGGTGCAGCGCGTCTGGACGTTACGACCGCGAGCGGTGACCGGGTCGTCCGGCAAACGCGTGAGTATGTGCGCTATCAGCCCGGCAAGTCGCAGCTAATCCTGATGACCGGCGTGTTTGCCTCCGGGCAAACGAACATGAAGCAGTACATGGGCTATGGCGACGACGATAACGGGTTTTTCTTGAAGGAGGAGGCCGGGTCGGTCGCACTCGTGAAGCGTTCAAAGATCACGGGATCGGTTGTCGACACTGAGGTCGCTCAGACGGCCTGGAATATTGATCAGCTCGACGGCAATGGCCCGAGCGGCGTGACGCTGGACCCGGAGCAGGCACAGATCTTGTGGTTCGATTTCGAGTGGCTCGGCGTCGGTTCGGTGTTCGCGGGGCTCATGGTGGGTCGTCAAGTCGTGCCGGTCCACCGGTTTGATCACGCCAATGTCGTCGACAGCGTGTATATAACGACGGCCAACCTTCCGGTCCGGTGGGAAATCGTAAACGATACCGGGGTGGCCGCAGGCGCTTCCATGAAGGCTATCTGCTGCAGCGTGATTTCCGAGGGCGGGTTACAGGAGTCGCCGCGCGGCATCCCGTTCTGCGCGTCAAATGGCATCGTGCCCATCACGGTAAATGGCGGCACCACCCCGGTGCCGATCATCGGCATCCGCCCGAAAGCGACGTTCAACGGCATCACGAACCGTGGCCGCATCATCATCAGCGGCGTGAGCGCGCTGGCGCAGAACGAGATCATCCACGTCAGGGGCCGGTGGGACGCCACGATTACCGGCGGGTCGTGGGTCAGCGTCCATCCCGACAGTATCGTCGAGTACAACGTCACCGGCACCTCGGTGACCGGAGGCATCCCGGTAAACGCATTTAGTGTGCCAGCCGCGTCTCAGGGGAGTAACAATAATCCGGGATTTGGCGGCGCTGGTTTGCTGGGTCGGTTGCCGATGACGCTGGATATTGATGGGGCGAACCCGACGGAATTTTGGGTGACAGGATTGGAGTTCACGGGCACCACTGGCAGCCTGTCGGCCAATGTTTTCTGGCAAGAAACGCGATAGGGAGGTCTGGTCATGAGGCCGACATACGTTACCGTTACCGACAAC